TATTATAATATATAATATATTATAATATTTCTTTGGTACTTTCTTTACAAAAGAGTTCTAATTAGCTGCAGCTGGACATAATTTATTTGACTTATGTCCGATTTTGTGGTATAATGCATTTGAACCAAGGAGGTGAAGCAATTATTTGGTTTGAAATGAGTTATAATGATTATTGGGCTTATAGAGATTTGTCATTATCTCAAAGATGTGAAAATGAGCCTGATGATTTTGATATAAATAATTATCAAGAACAGGAGGAAGATAATTGAGCCTTAATCGGCAATGTTTTTTGTATTCGGTTTGTACTGATGCTTTTTATGAGCCAGAGGAACAAGAGATACATAAGCGGCTATTAAAACTATATAGCTTACGGAAACTACTTAAAGATTCCAAGCTAATAGCTAAAAATGAAATTGTTAACGATTATGATTTCTGGAAAAAGTCGGTTAATATATTAATTAAAGCCGAAAAGGATAAATTAAGTGAAATTCTTGATAGGAGACTCAATGATAGGACGCCAAGAATATTAAATCCTGATGCGCTTAAAGATAAGGCTATTATTAGTCTGTTTGAGAGCAGCCTTACACGGGCTTTAGAGATTAAGCAAAATGAACTTACTCGAGATTTATTTATTCTCAATGTTTTCTTCTTCCAGATATTTGAATCATTAGTAAAAGACGGCTTTATTTATAACGGCAATAAATATGTATTTCTTACGGCTTCGGCTGGTCAAATTCGCACTAAACGAGCCGTATTTATTCGAGAGGATAGATATGAAGCTATTCAGCAGAAAATTATGTGTGGGCTAACGGTCGAAGAGATAAATAATCGTGGGGGTATAAATACTAACAAGTATCTTGCCTACCTTGCCCTCTGTAATTCTGCCACTGATGTTTGGGAAGATTTTGATATTGATCGGTCGATAGTAGTTGATGATTTTGAAACTGATGTTGCTGGTGAAGTTGATTATATTAACAATGTGACATACGAAATCGAACGCAAGTGGATGGACACACCTATTCCTCACATGGATGGATGTGGTATGATGTTAGATTCCCCAACTAGAATGTGTCGACTGCCTTTTATTAAAGGATTGTTAGTAACGTTCCCATTCGACAAATTTATTCAAGAACGTTGTAATGGTGAAGCAATAGTTACAGATATATATGGTGTAGAACACGATATAATAAAAGAAAACATACGATATATATTTACTAAATCGCAATTCAAACTGCATTAAATTTGGTGCCTTTACGTAGTAATACGTATCGAATAACGTGGTGAACCTACAAATGTAGGGTGTGCAGATTATACTGCGCTAACAGGGAAAACTAAGTAATTGATTGAATATATTTTTATTTGAATGGAGGTGAGAAAAATAAAAGGAATTGATATAGCTGGGGAGCGATTCGGGAGACTTGTAGCGATTGAGCCAATTACAATTAATGGTCGCAGAAAGTGGATTTGTAAATGTGATTGTGGTAGCATTAAAGTTATAGCGACTGGCGCTTTAATGAGCGGTGGCACAAAATCATGTGGATGTTTGAGCAAAGACTTTTTGGACTTAACAGGCAAAAAGTTCGGCAGGTTGGAAGTAATTTCTAAGAACAAAGAACGAAGTGTCAATGGCTATATTCATTGGAATTGTGTTTGTGAATGTGGTAATAGGGTAGTCGTCTCTACGAGCAATCTTACAAATAAAGATATATCGAAACGAGTACAATCTTGCGGATGTCTTAAAAGGGAAATAGCGTCTAAAAGATTTAGTAGTAAATTAGATGGTAAAGTATTTGGCAAATTAACAGTCCTTTATAGAGCAGGAACTCAAGTTCAAGGAAACGGCGATAAAAAGTCACTTTGGCATTGCAGATGCGAATGTGGGACAGAAATTGATGTCATAGGTAAGAATTTATTAAATGGGAATACGCAGTCTTGTGGATGTGTGGTATCTCGTGGAGAATTATTGGTTAGAAAATATTTAAATGATAACAATATCAGATATTTAACACAGAAAACATATAGTGATTTGCGAAGTAGCAACAATGGAAGGTTGCGGTTTGATTTTGCTGTATTGGATGATAACAATGATGTTCTTGGTTTAATAGAATATCAAGGAATACAACATTATAAGAATACTGGCATTGGTGAGCTTGAACGAGAAGAAACAGACGCTTTAAAAAGACAATATTGCCAATTACATAATATTCCTTTGCTTGAAATACCATATAATCAAGACTTACAAAATCTTATAGATAACTTTTTACAATCAATCAATTATAAGTCAACTCTGTGCCAAGCCTCTAAGGAGGAAGGTTAAACGACTATCCTGAAAAGGAGTACAGATGAGGTGAAATTCCTCATTTGGAAGTGCCACGCCCCTTGTTTATCAAGGGTGATGATATAGTCTACTCCCCTAATAAATATCGGGAAACCGAGGGTATAAAGGAAATTTTATGATTCGTGGGATTGCTATAAAGCCCAGTTCAAAGCATGGCAATGCGAAGCTTGTTATTGCAATATCGAAGAGCCGTTTATTCCTAAAGCTAAAATAAATTATCAAATGCTTCAGACGCTTAGCGATATAAAAGATGATGAGATTGAGCGAATAACACGGCGCACAGTTGATGAGATAAATAAGGTTGGCAATGATTATCAAACGACCATGAGATTGTTAGGTGCTACGGATTATAATCAAAATCCAAATTATTTTCAACAGGCGCTAATGCTCTATCCTGAATTGTTTAGAGATGCTTATCATCGAGATATATTAAAACAAGTTAAGAAAAGCTTAGTTAAACAAGCCAAAGGCGGTAGATTAGTAGTAAATGGACGCTATCAGTTTTTAGCTCCTGATTTATATGCTTTTTGCGAATGGTTATTTTTAGGCATTCAGAATCCTGATGGATTATTGGCCGATGGTGAAGTATATAGTCGGCTGAATCGTGACGGAGCTGAATTAGCTTGTTTGCGTAGTCCTCATCTTTATCGTGAATGGGCTGTAAGAAAAAATAAACGTGGAGAAGAGTTAGATAAATGGTTCGGTTGTACTAAATGTATTTATACAAGTACGCATGATTTAATTAGCCGCTATCTTATGTTCGATAAATCGTCCATGTCGAACCTATTGGAAACAATAGGATATAAAACAGTGTGAACCTATAAATGTAGGGTGTCGTTCTTACCATATTGGGAATCATAGGAAATGATGATTTGAAGAATGGCTAACAGGGGAAAGTGAGTCTAATCCTGTGCCAAGGCGTAAAGCAAGGTGCATCGACTATCCTTTATGGAGTAGTTTATAGGTGAAATTCCTATTTACCAAGCGCACTGAGCCTAAACGGGAAACCGCATGGCTATGATATAGTCAGCAACTCCAAGTGGTGGACGGAGATAAATCTTTAGTTATACAAGACAGGACATTAACTGCCATAGCTAAAAGAAATATGAAAGATATTAGACCGCTTGCTTATGAACTCAAAAAAGCCAAGGGCGGTTTAATAACGCCAGAAGCATTATATGAGGGCATGAGTCATGCTTATACTGGCGGCAATATTGGCCCTATTAGCAATAATATAACAAAAGTATGGAATAGCGGTAACATTGGTGAAGAGCAGTTAAATGTGGTTAAGTGGTTGTGTTTATATAATAATGCGGTTATAGACTATGCCAAAACGTTGTGGTTGCCTGAACCGCCAAAAGATATAAACAAAAAAATTAAATCATATACAAAAGCTAAAGTACCACATTTTTTTATTTATGCAAAAGACAAAGAATCGGCTCAATGTGAGCAAGTAAATAATTCAACTATGAATCGTATATCAAATGTTATACCGAATCCAATGGTTAGATATAATAAAAATTTACGGCAATTCGATTATCAGATGTTAATGAACCATGATGCTGATTTTACTATACGCCGCAGTCCGATACTCGATTCGTATGACTATTGGCTGAGACATAAGTATGAATTTTATGACCCCAATGAAAGTATAGATGATGAAGATTTATATATGTATCAGCAGATAAGAGAAAAGATACTTGATCTGGGCGATAAAGATTATGTGGTTAATAGTTTAGTTGCTTATTGTTATACAGTTAAGAAGTCGAGTAATAAAAAATTATTATGGGCTTGTTTCGGGAAAGAAATAGTAGAGAACATTAAGCGGAACTTGCCTGAACTGGAAGAAAGGCAGGGTAAGATATGTCCGATATGTGGTAGGAGATTCAAACCGAGAGTACAGGGCAATAGCAAGTATTGTTCTGATGAATGTTTGAATTTGGCTAATAAACAAGCGTCTTATGCCCGTTGGGAAAATGGCTGAAACTTTGAAAATAAATTTGGCCCAAAGCATTGATGATACTGGGGTTTTATTGATTTAATTCATTAAAACTATAGTATCATTAGGGAGGCAACATAATTTAGTTGCTGAATTAGTTAAATAAAAATATTAAGGAGTATGACTTAAATATGGAAATGTGGCTTAATTTTATTGTTAGCGTTCTTAGCGGACTGGCTGTTTGCATACCTCTTGTCGTTAGGCTGGTCGTTGCGGTTAAGGATGTTATCAAGGAAAAGAATTGGTCTGAGCTGTGCAAGATTGCTATGCAGTTTATGATTAGTGCTGAGGGTAACTTTGCTAATGGCGCAGATAAGAAAGAGTGGGTTATGGATGCTGTGGCTGATGCAGCTCGGAGCATTAGTTATAATTACGACGATGAAGCTAAGGCTAAGATGTCTGATATGATTGACGCTATGGTTGGCCTTTCTAAGGAGCTTAATAAGAAGTAATTAACCCATAAGGAATAAAAGGAATGCAAAGGAAAGAAAAAGAGAGTTACATAAATTATTGTGAAAGATGTACTCAAGCTCTTGCATTAGGAACAATAAATTATCAAGAATGGGCTACAGATGTATTAGGTGAGATACCTTATTCTGATGAAACATTGCGTAGGTGCTCGTTATTCTTTAGCCGATTCTTAGATAGATTAAATCAAGAAAAAATTAACTCTATTGACGATGTTGATAAGCTGGCCGAGATGAGACGGGCAAAGGATGAGCTTGAGCGAGAACGAATGAAGATACATCAACAGAATTTAGAGCTTAAAGAAAACTATAGATGGCAAGCAAGAAACGAGCTTTATCAAGAAAGAATAATTGATGCTATAAATAATCTTGAACCGATTAAGGTTAAAGTGCCGCATAATCTTGGGTTGCCTAAGGTAGATTCAACCGGGCTTATTTGCCTAAGTGATTTCCATGCCGGTTCGACGTTTGAGATAAAAGGGCTTTATGATGAAACAGTTAATAAGTATAGTTTTGATATTATGAAGGCTCGTATGTGGCGCTTGCTTGATAAGCTTGAACAAGACGATATAGTATATGACGATATTACTATTGCGTTATTAGGCGATTGTTTTGAGAATATACTTAGACCGGGTAGCTTAACCAAGCTTAGAGAGCCGGTTATTGATACTGTTATAAAATTTTCCGAGTTTATATCTCAATGGATTGCTGAAGTACAGAGAGATTTTAATGTACCGATTAATGTTGTAACAATCGGCGGCAATCATGATATATCACGACCGCTTGGCTCTAAGCCTCAGTTCGAGGAAGAGAATCTTGTTAAGCTTGTAGTAGAATTTATGAAATTACGGCTTAAAGATTGTCCAGATGTATATATAGACGATTATACTGAAGTAGCCGTTAAGAATATTCGCGGGACGAATGTAATGTTTACTCACGGCGTGACTAAGGATTTAGCTCAAGACTTGGAATATTTTAGCAATCTGTATAATATTGATATCGATGAGGTATATGCTGGCCATTTACATTCATTCAGCAAAGATAATGCTTGTGGCATAACTGATGTTGGCGATAGGCATATAGAGCGAGTTGGTTCTATATGTGGCATTGACCCTTATGCTAAGAAGATAAGAAAAGCCGCGCGTCCATCATCGACTGTATGTATTTATACCGATGAAGGTCGTACTTGGCGTAGAGAATATTATTTATAATATTCGAAAGGAGGCTACTGTTCTTTGAATTATCCACTGGTTTATCCGAAGCATAATTAAAAGGAGGTGGTCTGCCCATTTGGGCATATCTCATAGTAAGCACAACTCAATGTGAACTACTATGTCAATTGAATATTGAACGAATCCCTTAGAATTATGCTAATTCTAAGGGATTTTTTATAGAATAAGAGGAATAAAATGAAAAGTAATGAAATATTATGTTCTTCTTGCCGAACAATAAAACATCAATCTGAATTTGCTAATGGATATGGCGCGCAAGCAGGTCGCAAAGTATCTGTTTGCAAGGAATGTTGTGCTTCTAAGTTAGAAAAATATGAGCAGCGGGTAGGGCGAGTTGGTGCATTTTGGTTGTTAATGGCTGAATTTGGTATACCGTTCATCCAACAAGTTTATGATGCTGCCTATCACGCTTCGATTAGTATTAAAAAAGGTGCTAAACGTCCGGATTTAGTTGAGTTGTATGTAAAAAAGCTTAATCTGCTCGATATGAAATATGATGGCTTTTGGGATAGTGATACTATGCTTGATGATATATTAAACGAGCATAAAGAAACTCTTGACCCTAAGTTAGATTTAGCTTTAATGAATAGAATATGGGGCAAATATCCTGATGATAAATATGCCGAGGCATACGATTTTCTTGAAGATAGGTTTAACGAATATACTAAAGATATATTAGATATGGATGCGAATCTAACAAACCGTTATAGAGATTTGTGTAAGGCTGAGTATCAAAAGCGAGTGGCCGATGAGTCGGGTGATATTGGGGAAATACAAAAGGCTCAAAAAGTTGTTAATGATATGTTGGCATTATTAAAGTTAAACAATTTTCAAGATGTTGCTAAAAGTGATGCACAGATAGCTTTTGAAAAGGCTATAGCTATGATTGAATATACCAAACCCGCTGAGTGTGAAGAACTTGATAAATATGTTGACATGTGCGGACATGAGCGTGATAATGCGGAAATGATGAGATGTCTTAGGAATGCTATCGCAGGAACACGCGACTATCCTGAGATACCCCGTGATGAAAGGTAAATATTATGGCTCAAACTAATAGTCTCAGTCAAATGGGTGGTATTCAACAAAAATTTATCAATGAAAAGCTTAGACGCACTGTGTCAAGAGGCGGTCTAATAAAGGCCGAAAAAGAAGAAAATATTATTGAATGGGACACACTATTTAGGCGAAATTGGGATATTTATGCTGAGTTAATATTAGGCGTTAAGTTAAAGCCCTTCCAACGTCAAGCGCTACATTTACTTGGGGTTTCTGACGTTTTCTTTTGGCGTGCAAGTAGAGGTACTAGTAAAATATAATATTTTGCTTAGAATAAGTAAAACATGGATAGCTTATTCTGAAATCCGGCAATATCGGTGGAGGCCCATTGACTTAGAGGGTAATACCGAGATAACTTATATAGTAACATATATAAGCATCGTAACGCATAGGAGATGAAACCATTAATGGAATATAATTCTCCCACGAGTGTCGGACGCACACCATGTTATATGTGCGAAAATGTATGCTATTCTTATAGGATTCAATAACTATAAGTAGGTAGGATAAAAAGCCTACCTATCACTTTGTGTGATTAAGAAGAAAACCTTTATTTCCGCGCTGGCAGCAATAGTCAAGCTTATGCTTTATCCAAATTCTTGGATAGTTGTTACTGCATCGACTTCTGACCAAGCTAATAAAATTGTTGAAGATAAAATCGTCGGCGAGATAATACTTAAATTATCACCTTATTTACTTTATTTCTATCAAAATAGATGGATAGAAGTAACTAAGCCCGGTGATGGTTATGTTATAAAGAATACGTTAAATGGTTCGACATTAAAAGTTCTTGCTCCTGTTCCTAGTTCTAAGGGTAGCCGTAGTACATTTACTATATATGATGAAGTTGCCATTATGAAAAAAGGCGATATTGATGATATATTCGATGGTATGCTATTCCCTCGTCAAGCTGTTTATCTTAGCAATCCTTTGTATGCTAAGAATAAACGTTGGGTTGAAGAATCAAAGGCTATATATCTAACATCGTCTTATTATCAATTTATGTGGTGGTATAAGACGTGGAAAGATTGTGTTTCGGGCTATTATATAGATAAGCGTACAAGATATAATGTATATGCTTCAGACTTTTTTGTTAGTATAGATGCTAACTTAAAGACATGGGGAGATTATAGAAGAGCCAAGAAAATTAATGGCGACATTGAGTTTAGAATGAACTATCTCAATGAAGCTGTTGGCAATAGTGAAGATGCGTTCTTTAGTCTTGAATCGTTTAAGAATAATCAAATATTAGAAAAATGCTTTAGACCACCCACCCCAACAGATATAATTATGGGGAATGATTTAGGTAATAAGCCTAAGAAAGATAAAGAAGTTCGGCTTGTGGTAGCCGACTTTGCGTGGACTGAAACTAAGAGCGGCGGTAATGAATCTGACCGCAGTGTAGCTATATGTATGTCTGGGCATTGGAAGAGAGATTATTTTGAACGGCATATTGATTACATTGAATTATTACCCACGGCTGATGACCCTGATGCTTGTGCTGATAGAGTAAGAGAATTATTCTGGTTATATGATGCCGATTATGCCGTGCCAGACGCGAGAAGTAATGGTGAGGCTATTATGCACTCATTTAGCAAGCCGTATACAAGTGGGTTATATGGTACTGGCATAAATAATTGTGGCTTAATGCCGTCAGATAAAGATGTATATCAAGTTGCTGATGCAAGTAAGATAGATTATTATAGGAATAATATAGTAGACAAAAATAGCTTACCTTGCATTATTCCCATTATTGGTTCGGCTTCTTTGAATACAGCTTATTGGAAATCGACTAAACAAGCGCTTGAAAGAAACAGGGTTAAGTTTTTAATAGGCGCGGCTGACGCTCAAGGCAAATTAGAAGATTCTGGCGAGTATTTTAAGATGGATTCTAATCAGATAGTTAATGCTATTTTGCCTTATGGCCAAACTGACGAATTAATTACCGAAGCCGTTAATCTTAAAACGAATATTAAGAACGATAATATTCAACTTACAGCGCCTCGTAGTGGGCATAGAGATAGAATCGTTACTATGGCTATGGGTATGTTAATATTTGATTTAATTGAACGTGAATGGACTCGGCAAGAAAATGTCGAAGATTATGATATAGAGAATATGCAATTAATATGGTAACAAATAAGCAAGAAAGGAGGTTGAAGTTTGGCTGATAAATTATTAAGCAAAGAACAAGTGGATGCTGTCGTACAGTTTAGTGAGGGCTTATATGCTTATGATAAATTCGGTTACTGGTCACCGTGGCTAAGCAATTCGACTCTTCAAGGGTTAAACAATAATCCTAAAACGCCGTCTGTCGATAAGGTTCGAGAAGCATTAGCGAATTATAAAGATAGTGCCGAGACGATTCAGGGCTATATGGAGTATATGAATTTCTATGATATGCTCTTTGCTCGAACTGTTATGTCTTATGTAAATGCCTTATCTTTTGACCTTCAGATGACATGCACAAATGCGTTTACTCAGGACGATTACCAATCCGATGAATATTTAGCTGATAAAAGACGCATTGAAGATTTCTTAAATAAATTTAACTATAAATACGAATTCCGTAAGGTAGTTGAGCAAATAATGCTTCATGAGGCTTATTTCACTTGGTTTAGAAAAACTAAATGGGGTAATAAGGGCATGAAGTTTGCTTTACAGACTTTACCACAAGATAGATGCTTGCTTACTGGCTATTGGGAAAAGGGCTTATTGTTTGACTTTGATATGTCGTATTTCCTTCAGGCTGGCGTAGATATTGATGGTTACGACCCGGCATTTAAGAAATATTATAATCGAGTATTTGGCAATTCGGTAAGTAGTATGATGGATTATCGTCCAACCAATCCTCTCAACGAGCGTGTTGGCTCATATGCTATGTGGGCGCAGACTTCACCTGAGGATGGGGCTTGGGTATTCAAATTTTCTCCAAGCAACTTTAATACTACGCCGTTTTTAGCGCCTTATCTTAAAAATGCCATAACTAATGATGAGGTTGAGCAATTACAAAGAAGTAAAGATGTACAAGAGGCATATGCAATATTGGCTGGCGAAATAGCCACATTTGATAATGCTAAGTCTGGTACTCAAGCCGACCAAATGGTTTTTAATCCTAAGACGCTTGGTCAATTTATGAGCAAGGCTAAAGCTGGATTGAGTAATGGTATTAGATTGGCCGCATTACCCTTAAAGAATCTTGATATGTATCAGTTTGAAGATAAGAATACTGATATGTATCAAACTCAGCTTTCTACTTCTGCGGCTGTGGGTACTGGACTTAGTCGTGTTATTTATTCAACTGATAGAATGAGTAATGCCGAGATTGAGGCGGCTAAGGATGAAACTTATAATACCATGAAGCCGTTATATTATCAGTTTAGTAATTTTATGGAGTTCTTTGCAAACAAGCTTACTAAGAAATATCATTTTAAGTTTATCTTTGATGGTTCTACCTATCCACATGAGAGACAAGCGAGATTCGATAAACTGACTAAAGTAGCCGATAAGGGCATTGTGCTTGGCCCGTCCGCATGGGCTAGTGTTTTAGGCTATAATCCGATAGACTTTGAACATTTACTTGATGAGGGTAAGTGGGGCGGTATGCAAGATAAACTTAGTTTGCTTCTTAATACTAATATAATGACTGATAGAGGCGAAAATGCTGGACGCCCTAAATCAGAAGGAATAGTAGATGAATCTACTGAACGAAATGAGGAAATGTGAATATGATAGTGTCTAAACCTACACAAGATGCTCTCATGGAGTTAATTAAACAATGTTTCATTGAGAATCGCAAGCTCGATAGGATTGTGTCGATTTTAAATGTTAAGTTCGCCATGAATGAAACGGCTAATTTAATTCATCATAATATTGCCCATTATTTCCCAGGGCTTAGTGATGAAATCGGAAGTCTGTGTTTAGAAAGATACAATATATCTGTACTTTATGGCGAAACACCGAGTGCTTTTGAAGATTATGATAAAGTGGTCGAAATTATCCACATTATAGAAAATCGTATAATTGATTTTCAATCGGCTATGATGGCTGTATGTAAAATAGCATTTGAGAATAATGATATAAATGTTTATACTGATATGCTTGGTTTGTTGACTGGATATAATAGGTTAGTTGAACAGGCAATTCTGATGGCTGATAAGATTGATTATTATGGTGAAGATAAGATAATGGAATTTGACCACGATATTTCTCATTTTTGGATTTTAGGAGAAGATGAGAAATGATTAGATTAGGCACTCCATCTCAAATTGATAAATATATTATACTTGATGATAATGAGGCTTTTCTGGCTCATCAATCTGGGTTTCCTCCTGAGTGGAAAAGTGAAGATGGAACATTATGGTTCAAGAAAACGAATAAGTTTGTTAAATGGTTAGAAAGTAATGGAATAAAAGGGTAGTTTGCTGGAAAGGAGGAAACTATGTGGAGATAGTAAAAGACATAGCCGCCGTGCTTGGCGTAATTTGTTCTTTTTCAGCGGTACTCACAATTTGTTCAAAATCGGCTAAGACGTTTATAGGTAATATATTTAAGAAATACGGCAATGATGATAGTATGGTTAAAATAGAAGAAAAGCTTAATTCTATTAATGATAAACTTGATTTTATTGAGTCATTAAATGCTATTACCGTTGATTTTACACGGGAACAGTGTCGTGGAATCATAAAAGACGCTTTTTATAAGTATTATGACACAAAGACTATTCCATTGTATGAGCATAAATATTTGCTCAAAATTAAAGATATTTATGTTGGTAGATTACATGGTAATAGTTTTGCGAAAGAACTATTGGATGAAATGGATAGTTGGGACATAGATTATTCTATGGCTAATCCTAAAGATGATGATTAATCAATAATGGTTTGAGGAATAGACATCCTCCACCATATGGGGATTTGTTGGATAATTACTAACCACCTCTTTATATTCATTGAGGAGGGTGTTTATGCACGAACAAATTTGCGGAGTTTATAAAATTACAAATATTATAAATGGCAAGATTTATATTGGGCAATCTGTCGATATTGAAAGAAGATGGAGACAGCACAAAAAGATAGGCCGAAATTTATCAGAAGATAAGTATAGTAGAGACTACGACAAGGTCCTTTATAGGGCAATGAGGAAGTACGGAGTTGATTCTTTCGAGTTTTCTATAATAGAAGAATGTGATGAATCAGAGCTTTATGAAAGAGAGCAATATTGGATTAAGTTTTATGAATCGACGACTATTGGGGATAAGGGTTATAATCTAAATGATGGCGGCGCAGGCGGTGGCGGTGTCCATCAAATGCGCAGTGCATATCAATATAGCTTGGACGGGAACTTTATAGCAGAATATAGGAGCATAAAGGACGCTTCTAAAGCTATGGGGTTAAACTCTGACAATGGAGCCATTCAAAACGTCATTGGAGTTGCTGGGAGAACATCTTGCGGTTATCAGTGGCGATATGAGAAACTTGATAAAATACCTCCCATTTCTTTTTATTCCAAGAAAAAGAAAGTCGCTATGTACGATAAAGAAGGATGTCTAATTAAGTGTTTCCGTAGTGCGAAAGAAGCAGGAGAATATGTTGGGCGAACAGAAAGCGCTATACAACATAATTGTAATCTTGATGGGTATTTTTGTTGCGGATATGTTTTTCGTTATTATGATAACGAACCGCAGACACATATGCAACCAGTGCGTTTACCGCCGAGGGTACATTATGGTAAAAGCATTGCTCAATACACAAAAGATGGAGAATTAGTACGAATATACGACTCGGTAATTGAGGCTACTAAAGCGTACAATGGAGGTGCTTCCCAATTATATAAGACCATCTATAATAAATACAATAGCGTTACTGGTTATACGTATAGAACGTTTAAGGGGTATGTATGGAAAATCTATGATGGAAAGGAGGCCGAAGATTGGAGAGATTAGTGAACTTTGAAATTGACGAAATAAAAAAAATTGATTTTGATGATTATTCAGATGAAGAGTTTGCTATTGCCCGTATGGGCTTTCTTTCGACAAAACCAAATTCACATAAATTAAAAATTTCAGAAAAGGTTTTGACGGAGTGCGCGAAGAGCGTGCTCGATAAATGGGTTGTTGCTGATATGCAATTTGGAGAGCCGACCACTCATACGAAGAATGAGCATATAGTTGGCAAAATTCCAAAAGACCAATCTATTGAATTCATTTATGATGAAGATGGGTATCTTAGGGCTTATGTTGATACAGTTATTTCCAAGATTTATGCTAAAGATTTTTGTGAAGCATTTGCCTTAGATGCAAATAGGGCTGTTTCAGTAGAAATGAAAGTTACTGTATCAGAGGATGATGAAAACGAAGTTATCGGTTTTGTTATCATTGGAGTAACTGTACTTGGTAAAACTGTTAAACCAAGTTGTCCTGATTCCGACATTACATTTGTTCGCTTTTCTGATGAAAAGGCTAACAGATTTTTTGAAGAACAACGAGACACTTCTACCGCTTTACAAAAATTTGTTAACGAGAGGAAACAATCAATGGCTGATAAATCCTATAAGATCGATAAGTCTAAAGAGGCTATGTCTGAAAAGGCATGGGGTGATGTAGACAAAACCGACCTGAGAAATAGAATAATGGAAGCTTCCAATAAAGCTAAACTTGTCAAGGATGTATATATGCTTGTCGAAGATGGCTGGGAAGATGCGCCGTCTGAGCACCTTAAATATCCTGTTATGTGCTTTGAGGGTGATACTTTAGTTTATAACCGATATGCGCTCGCGGCTGGGCTGTCATATGCCAAGCAAGAAGATGAGACTGAGGTTATTAATAAAATCGAGCGGATATATAAAAAGCTCGATATAGACGATTCTGAGGGGAAGGAGGAAGATGTTAAGATGAACGAGATTGAATTTGATAAGGTTGAAACTGAGGAACCCGCAGATGAGAATCAGAATCTTGCAGAATCTGAGGAAGTTGTAAATCAGCCCGTTACTGAAGATGGTAAGGCCGACAAAGACGAGTCTAAGGCTGAAACTGATGACGAAGATGAGCAGGAAGAGGATATGGCTGAAAAGCTGGCAAAGCTCGAACAGGATATAGAAGAACGTGATAATATTATCATGGAGAAAGATAAAGAGCTTGAAGAGCTGAGACAGTTTAAGGCTGATGTCGAGGAGAAAGAAAAGGCCAAGTCTGTTGAGGGCATTATGGCTGAAGTCAAAGAATTTCTTGATGATGAGGCGTTTAAGGCTTATCGTGAAGAAGGTATGCTTTGTAAGATGTCCGAGATTGACGGCTGGGCTAATAAAGTAAAGGCTGCATCTTTTGAAGCCTCTAAGAACAAGAAGTCTAAGAAAGAAAATACTAGTATTTGGGGCTTTGCGGCTCCCATTTCTAACAATTCCAAAAAGAGCGATTCTGTTTGGGATAGAATTTAATTAATAATGGTTTGAGGAATAGACATCCTCCACCATATGGGGATTTGTTGGATAATTACCAACCACCTCTTTATATTTATTAAGGAGGATGTTTATGATTAAAACAGATAGCGCATTTTATTGTGTATATGTTCATAGAAATATTGTGAACAATAAAAGGTATGTAGGCATTACTAGTAAGGTAGACCCCAAAGAAAGATGGGGACGCGCTGGTAATGGCTATTATAACAATAAGCATTTTTATGCTTCAATCCAGAAATATGGTTGGAACGCATTTGAGCATACTATAGTAGCTGAGAAATTAACTATTGATGAAGCGTGCGTTTTAGAGCAAGAATTGATTGCTAAATATAATTCTAACAACCCTTTATTTGGATATAACGTTTGTGCCGGTGGTGAAACCAATATTTTACCGCAAGAAGCATTAGATAAAATATCTGAAAAGAATAAAGGGCGAATTATGAGCAATGAGGTAATGAGGCGCAGAGCTGAGAATCCCAATCCTCCTAAGGCGAGAAAAATAGTTTGTGGGGGAAAGCTGTTTCGTTCAATTAAAGATTGCGCGGACTATTATGGAATATCGCCCGGAACTATGAATAATTGGTTTAGAGGTATAGGTTACGTGCCGAAAGAATTTGTTGACAAACAATTACATCCACTGGGAGTAGTTGTAGAATATCAAGAAATTCTCTCTAAAAGAAAATGGGTGCTTTGCGATGACAAAGAATATCCATCGGTTTGTGAATTTTGCAGACAAGAAAACATTCCCGTAGACACGGTTAATGGTTGGTTTTATGGTAGATATAATATGCGCGAAGATTATATTAAAAGAGGTCTGAGAAGGGACTTCAAACAAATGTATAAGATTATAATAAAAGAATAAAGGAGATTTTATAACAATGGCAAAGAATCATGCTATATTTAACGGCACGAGCTGCGCGTTCTGGGATATTGACGCCTTTAATATTTGCGGTATCGCTGCTACCGATATTGATAACGCTACTTTTCTGACTCTGGGTGCAATCGGTCTTGCTGATGATGGTGGCTATGAGTTCACTGTTACCGCTGGCGGTGACGGCACTTATATTGCTGGTACTCCGGCACAGGGTTACGGCATTGAGGCTGGTCTGTTTGATGACCCTCGTTACTTCACTAATGAGGCTGGCAAGCCTATCTCTGTGAAGCGCCTTGTTGCTGGTGACTGCATTGAGGTTGACCTTGCCGCGTTTACTGCCGACCCCGCTGCTAATGGTTATGCCAAGGTTGCAGCTTCTGGTAAGCTGACTGGCTCTGCTACTAACTCTGACCCGTTCAAGATTCTTGGTACTCACACTATTGATTGCGGTGGTGAGATTGTTAAGACTTGGATTCTGATGAAGCAGTAATTTATAAATTATTGTTTGATTTAATTATACATATTAAAAGGAGATAATATAAATATGGTTATATCTGAAGAAATCATTCAGTTTGCGAATGGCAACACTGATTTTTATGAGGCATTTGCCGATTACCATAATCATAAGGCGGCTGAGGAATGGAATTCCAAGATGGGTGCTTATGACCACAATGTTTCTCTGTCTGTGAAGTCCAGCAAGGTTCGCGATGCTTTCTTTGCTGAGGTTGAGCGTCTCTCTGGCTGCAAGATGACTGCCGAGAACAAGGATATGTGGATGGCAAATCCTATGACTAGATTTGCTACTTTTGCTGTTATTAACGCAGCTGTTAATGTTGTTCTGCCCGGCTATGTTCAGGCTACTTTTGCTCCCTTTGTTGATTTTCGTACTGTCGGTTATGCTGATGTTGTGAATCTCAAGATTCCGCCCAAGACTCTTTACACTGTTTCTAAGGGTAACAAGATTGCCGCTTAATGGCAACCAACCGCCCTGTTTGTCGGGTGACTGGCAAACATCCCATGTTAACTGCTTTGAATCCCTAAAGCTCTTATCGCTACAACGTAAAGATGAAATATGCTTAAGCGTGATATGCTACGAAAGTATAAAAAAGCATAAGAGATATTTATATGGTTAAATCCTAAGTAAATGTAAATGGGTATTTAGCATCCACATTCCGAATAGGGATAGGTTCAACGATTATCCTCTGATGGAGGAGTAGGCCGTAAGCTAATGACGGTCGAAAAATATGGCTCTTATATATTCTAAACTTGACATTTATAATTAAATATAGTATAATAGAGAAAGGAGATGAGGATATGTTTGATAACATTCAATTAGTAGAAATGCAATGGGTCGCACGAAATAGGAAGAGGTATGAATCTCTTGGATATAAATTCACTAAATTGTTTGATGTCTTTTTAGTTAAAGCGAAAGATTTAACTAAAGGCAGTGAAAAGTATGTAGATGTAATATGTGATTATTGTGGCAATACATATAGGCAACAATACAAACATCAATATTACCATAAAGGTAAGGATTGCTGTAAAAATTGTTGGAGTAAGAAAATGGAAGATTCTATGTTAGATATATATGGCGTTGCTCATGCTTTGCAATATCCAGAATTTACACAGAAGTATGAAAATACTTGTATAGAAAAATTTGGATGTAAAAAACATTTAGCGTCAAAACAAGTAAGAGAGAAAATATTAAATAGTTATTATCAACATGGAACTTGCCCAACCTCATCTCAACAAATAGAAGTTGCTTTAATGTTACCTAACATTTATGGTAATTGTGATATGAATGTGCCTTGTGGCGATGCTTTGTTGGATTGTGTTATGGATATTGATGGAGTTAAAGTCGATGTAGAATATGATGGTTCTTATTGGCATAGAGATATGCAAAAGGACAGACGCAGAGACGAATATGTTAAATCTCAAGGTTATAAAGTATTAAGGATAAAAAGTAGAAGGGCCATCCCCACACAAACGCAAATAAAAGAAAAGATTGATTATTTAGTCAGGGGTAATCATTCTTATACTGAATTAGAATTAGATATATAAGATGAAGAAATAATCTGGTCTCATATGAAAGTATGAGCAGTCTTGTTTAGCGCTCTACAAGACGGCATAGATATTGCGAATCTATGTGAACACAACGTGCAAGAGGTGAGCGCACTTCGTTTAGACAGCGCAAGTACGCTGGCAACATCGTTCTCAGCCCCATTGAGCACATCATTACTACTTATGTTGATATGGCTCGTGTTCTCGCTGGCAAGGATGACCTTGCTGAGGCTGTTCGCGCTATCGTTGTCTCTATTGAGATTGATATGAATAAGGAAGTTATGGCTGCTCTGACCACTGGTCTTGGCGCTTCCACTTATCCCACTCAGTTTGTTGAGTCCGGCGCATTTGACGGCAAGAAGCTTGTTCAGCTTGCTCAGCGCGTTCAGGCTTACAACATGATGGCAAAGCCCGTTATCATGGGTACTGCTGCGGCTCTTATGAACGTTCTTCCCGATAGTGCTCTTGGTGGACGTCTGGTTATTGATGGTCGTGAGCCTGTTGTGACTTACGTTAAGGATTTCTACGGCTTCCCCATGTACGAGCTGCCTCAGGCTCCTACCGGCTCTGCTGATTTTGGTCTTGCCCTTGACGATACTAAGCTGTATGTCGTTAGCGCTGCTGTTAATAAGCCGGTTGCTGGTGTTATGTCCACTGCTCTCACGAACTCTAACGATTTCTATGAGAACGCTGACATCTCGCAGAATTTCACGATGCGCAAGGGCTACTCGTTCGAATTTATCGGGGCGAGTTTCGCTGGGGTTTATTCGATTACTGAGTAATTAAATAACAACACACATATAGCAGAGAGTCAATATAGGCTCTCTGCTTATTTTTGAATTAAAGGAATTAAAAAGGAGATAATATAGATATGGGTAGACCCCCGAAAAATTCTGGCGCAAAGGTAACATCACAAGTTATTGATGAGGTTGATAAGAATATTAATGTAATCGCGGTTGACGCAGAAAAAGAACAGTTGAAGGCACAATTAGCTGAACAGCAACAGAAGATGGATGAGCTTATGGCTCAAATGAAGCTTATGATGCAAGCTCAGGCTAATATACCTGCACGTGAACTGTCCGGGACTAAGCCGACTAAGCGCAATATTAAGTTTATTAATATGACGGCTGGTGGCTTTACTATTCGCGGTACTCGAATGTATCATCTCGATAAGCAATTTGATTATAAGTTGCTTTCTGAGACTGAGGCTAAGATTGTTGTTAATAACATGCCTAAGTCGGTTTCTAGTGGCTTACTTTATATAGCTGACCACGACTTTGTTGAGGAATGTGAGCTTGATGATGTTTATGCTGATTTACTGAGCAATACTGACCTTGAGAAGTTACTTAGTCGGAATGCGACTGATGTATGTGAGATATATCGTAATGCAAATGATGAACAGAAGGATATTATTATTAATATGATTTCTGGGCGGCTTATTAATGGTCAACTTGTTGATGCAAATATACTTATGCAACTTGGCAAGCTTTGCGGCAAGGATTTAATTAACATAGAACAAATGGAAAATTAAGGGGTGATAAACCATGACCGAGTTTGATTCGGTGATAGATTTAGCCCTAATAGACGTAAACGATTATCGTTTACGGAAATTATATGATAAAGATATTGACGGCTTCAAGCGATATTGTGATGGCTTTTTAATAAGAGCTGTTCAAGATTTTAAGGATTGTCGGCAAGACCTTGCTTATGATACTGAGACGCGTACATTTGAATCAGATTTAACGCAAACAGAGCAAAAGATATTAGCTTACTTATGGGCTGTCCATTGGTATCTAAAAGATAATCAGACATACGCTCTATATAGAATACATCTACAGAATAGCGGCTCATTCAAGAATCATAGCGAGGCTCAGAATTTGAAAGAAAATTCGGTATATGCCGATAAAATGCGAGAAGAAGTTGATAGACAAATAAGAGCATATCAGCTTGAAGATATATCATCTTATTATTGAGAGGTAGTAAGATGGGTAAAATTCAAGACATTAATGCAATTTATAAAATTTTAGGGCTTTATGAGGATATAGATAAGGCTGATTCACCTGTTAATCTTGATAGTTATTTAGGCTACTTAGATAGAATGTATATTCATTGGCTAGGTTCAGGGCAATATGAGATATATAATTCTATTAAGGGTCTATATATATTAGGTCGAGAGGCTACACATCAACAGGTTAAATCGGTCGTATTCGGGCTTATTGATAGCATTAATAGGCTGGAAGGGACTGGTGATTAATGGCATTTAAGTTTTTTGATAATGCTATAATCAATGAAGCACAGCCTATGCCCGATGAAATGTATCGTGAACAACAGCAACAATATGTATTAGAACAATGGGACAATACTTCGGTTTTAGTTACTGTACAAGAACAGCAAGGGCTTGGCAGTAATGAATATAAGTGCCTTGAGGTATGGATCGATTCTACTATTGCTGATACCACGACTGGACTCAAGCAGCCTTATGACTTCAATAAGATTGTTTTCAGAGATATTAATCACACTACTATGTGGGGATTAATGTACAAATTTGAGAATAATTATTGGATAGTACATAGCTATACGCCGTGGGATGGAGTTGTTCAATCATGTGGTATAAGAAGATGTAATAATCGGTTAAAAATAATTGACCCCGATAATGGGGCTATATTTAGCATACCATGTGTAGTTAATTATGATATGGCGGCAAGCAGTCTTAAAGTGTCAAGATATATCAATACACCGAGCAATCATGCAACAGTAATGGTTCAGGGCAATGAAGATACATTAAGATTATTTAAGACGAATACTAGATATATGCTATCTGGGAGACCGTTTAAGCTGTTGGGTTATCAAAACGCCGTTGAACATGATTTAACATTACAACACGATACATTATTATATTTAGAATTATATCTCGATGAATTACATGATGGTGATGATATTGTAACTGGTGTGGCTGATAACGGTACGTATGAATATTCGATTGCCATAGGTGATGATATTCAAGCGATTAAAGGCGCGACTGGTCAAATTAATACTACTGTTTTGTTGAACGGCAATGAAGTGAGCCGAGATATAGTATGGGATTATGATAACACTGTAATAAATATTACTGATGATGGTTCTTATATTATTATTGGCGATGTGGGGGATAAAGCCACTATTACAGCATATCTTAAAGGCAATCCCGATGTTAATGCTCAATGCACTGTTGAAGTTGTAGAGACTTCGGCTGATGCATGGAGTATAAATGCTGAACCTGAAATATCTATTATTAAACAATATGAGTCTATTGATGTAACATATGCTCTCTATAGAAATAATGTCAAACAAGATAACATAACAGTCGGAATAAATGTCAATAGTGATAATATATCTATTATATCTATTGGTATAAATACATATAAATTTACTGGTGTTAAGATTAGCTCTATGCCGGTTGAATATAGTATTGAAGTCAAAGATGATAACGGCGATATAGTATACACTGAAACTAAATCTATAACTGTTACAAGTATGTTAGGAGGTTAATGTATGTATAATAGCTTATCTGCTTTACCCACTAGCTTATATAAGATACTTGAATATCTTGTGGTTAATAATGAGAATATATGGAAGATGCTTAAATATAATGGCTACGATGCATTGAGCAAGCCGAATTTAACCATAGGTGAAAAGTTAGATTTCTTATGGAAAACTGGTACTCAAGAAAAGTATGGCGTGTTTTTAACTAATTTAGTCGAGGATGCTATATGTGAAAGCAAGTGTATATTTAAGCTATATAATTATCATGTTTATGCAAGTCCGAGTGAATATCTATCTACGGCTGTATATGAATTTGATTTCTTATATGGCGGTACTATGGCGCTGATTGATTATAATGGTATTCCTACTAATCGTGGGACGCTGTTTATCCATGAGATATTAAATACTCTTAATGGTGTTTATATCGGCGGCGTAGGCAAATTAATATTTAATGATGACCAAGCAAGATATGATGCGGCTCATAGTGTTATTGGTAATAGTAAAACATTCACAGGAGTACAAATGTGGTTAAGTACGCAAATGGGCGATTCTGGCACGGAGGTTGGATGTGGCGGTTGATATTGGTTTTCTTAATGAAGCCTATTTTACATTCGATAAACCAGTTCCTTATCCGCTCAAATGCGGCAAAACATTATACATAAATCCTGTTAAACTTGAAGATTCCATGATTTTTATGACAAGTTATGGAATTTTAGATATAGATAAAAATCTTAGTACAGATGTAGAAATAATCCAAATGTCATATCTTAAATTTCTTAAAGAAAAGATATTAATAGACAATGCCACTAAGCAGCAATTAGTAAATATATGTCTATTATGTCTTGGCTTTGAACTGCCATATTTAGATTATGATGATAAAGGACGCGCTTTATTAGTTAATGCGGTTCGTGATACAGATACTAATGAATATAAATTAGACCTGATTATAACGGCTAAAGAATTTGATGATATAAAGCGAATAGTTCTTTATCAGAATTTGCCTAATTTTGATGATGAATATGTCAATCCTGAATTAAAGGCGAATATGGCTGAATATGATGAATTAAAAGCTAAGGGCATTAATCCACCTAATCTTGAACGGCGCATGGCTATTATTTCAGCCCATACTGGATTAACTAAAACAGAACAATTAGCTATGACGTTACGTTATCATAGCTTATTATTCTCTGAGGCGTCTGGCGAAGTTGAATATATGGTTACTAAACCGTTAGCTATGTATGCTGGCAAAGCTGATAATGTTCAGTGGATATTTAAGAAATCTAAAGGCAAGTATGACGATTATATTACATCTGTTGAAAGTTATAATAAATCTATGGGTGGGGATGGTATGATACATACTATGTCCAAAACAAATAATAGTGGGGAATTAACCTCACAATTCGATAAATTTATAGGAGGATAAAAATGGCTCAGAATCATTTTCTGGCGGGTGTCGGTCGCGCACTCCTCTTCGATTCTAATAATCTTATAGGTGTGGTAAAATAATGGCCATGCACATTTTGTGAAAAGTGTGTACTTTGGGTTAAATGCTGGCAATCCCTAAAGCTTACATACCTAAACAGTAGTTAGAAATGACAAGCTGAATGGTTACGAAAGTAGAAAAAAGTTGTAAGATGGATATATGGTTAAATCCTAAGTATCTATACAATGGGTCTTCAGCAACGAAATCCCTAAGTCTATAAAGATAAGGGAAACGCTCAACGACTATCCCTTTGCGAGGGAGTAGGGGCAAGTGCCCTGAAAAATCCACTTCTTATATGAACAAATAAGAAGAACATATAGTCTTATCTCATGTGAAGGCATGAGCAGTTTATTTTGCTCGAATAAACGGCATAAGCCTAACGAACTTATGTGAAAATTATGCAAAGACCTTAACTGAGAGCACCTTTAATTTTAGTATAGCCAATGAAGAGATTCGTGGCGGTAGCGGTAATGCGCTGTTTGGCAAGCATTTCCATGATAGCAATCTCGCAATTACGCTCACGGACGCAATGTTCAAGCTTGAATATGTCGCAGCGAATCTTGGTGTTGATATTGAACAGGGTGGACTTTCTGTCTATGAGTCCCCGGCTCAGGGCGAGACGATTGGCACTGGTGGCGTAATTACGCTTACT